TCTGCGTTCTGGGGCTCTAGTAATACGATGTATTAACATTGCATCTTCAATAAGCGTATATTGCTTAAATAGCTTTCTTGCAGGCTCTAGATATGATCTACCATAGGGTAAATAATTAACGTCTCCAATTAGCCTAAAATGCGCCATTTCATAGTTATCAAACCACACACCTGGATCTTGATTATTAAATGCTGATGTATATCCAGAAGTAGCCGATAGTGCTGCATTAGGGTCAAATTTAAAACGTACCTCATTTGGATTATGTGGATTATACCCCTCTTGACGTACTATATTATATGCAGAAAATGGAATTACATTATATACTCCATATTTTTCAGAAATTTCCATTTTAAGATAAAAATCTCCATATTTACACATATTTCTTATCCAAGACCAGAGATTAAATTCTATATTTAAGACAGAATAAAATAAATTTTCAAGTAATTTTTGTATAGTCTCATCTGAAGATCTTATAGTAAGTACTTGACCTTGTTCATTTTTAAGTGTACAGTTGTGTGTATATATCTTAGACCCGTCTTTAGCCTCTATAGCAAATATGTGATTGTCTCCTGCATTTACTATGTCATAAACATCTTCATATCCGCATTCTTCTATTGATACAACTTTATGATTAGATGATTTTGCAAAATCTTCTAAAGTTGAATATCCATTACCCAACACTATTCTTCTCAACTTATTGATAGTAATAGAATTACTATTACAAAAATCTGATACTAAAAATCTTTTTCCCTCTTTGTAAGTATTATTGCAATATGACCTAAATTTAATTATAGTATCAGCGCTATGGTTAGAAAGTATTTTATTTATTAGGGTTTTAGTATTATTACACTTATACACAGCAAAGAGATCTCTAATTATTTTTCTCCACTCAAATGTTATAATATTAAGTTCTTTTTGTATATCTCCTAAAATATTTTTGTGGGGATCATTTTTTATTCTATCTATTATATATGCTAAGTTTATAGATTTTTTTCTAGTAGTTTGTGTATTATATCTACCATTTTTTTCTTTTGAAATTTTATATCCTTTTCCATACATTCCATTTTTAGATCCACGGTGTCCATATACGATTTTTCTTTCTTCTGAACTCAAATTTTCCATGTAACTTTTCATGGAATCTGATTTCTTTTTCAAAAAAGACTGCTTATCTACATTTTCCCAAAAATGTTTTTGTCCTTCCATTAATTTTACGTAGTAATCATTTTTTTTGGACGGATCTGAATTTATACTAACCCAAAGGTTTTTATTATATTCAGCATGAATTTTATTATGCTCATTCCATCCTACCCACTTTAGAAAATTAGGATTATTATTTCTTTTATCAAAAGAGTCATGGTGTACTACTGGTTTTTCTTTTGCTGGAATCTGATTCCTCTGTTCTTTTAAAAATGGAACCTGATTTGCTACTATCCTATGAGTATATTCGAATTTATCCCCACTCCATATTTTTTCATATCCAGGCATGCTAGTTCCTTCTGATATTTTAGTAGAAAGAGCTAATATACTAGTACCAATTTTTATGTCACTAGTAGTTATTTGAGATCCGCCGCTATCTATCCAAATATGATTAGATGTAGCTTTTACTTCAGTTCCATCATCGAAGGTTATTTTATATACCCTTTTCTTCCCATTATAGGCCACTTTTTCAGCTTTTACTGGACGGAATTCATTAGTTTTTTCATCTAAACCATATATCCATATGTCTTTTGCTCCTGAGTCGTACAATTCTTTTATGGTCTTCTTAGTTCCATCTAAAAGAGGTATAACTGTATCTGCTCCAAGACATTCATCCGCTATAATATCCAATGCTGAAGCTATAATTGCATCTGTGTCCATAGCATCATAATCAGCATATATCTGAACTCTTGCAGATTGATAATTTTGGGCCAAATTTAGATTTACGCCATACGCAGTAGATGTAGTATAGACTTTGTGAAATCTATCTATAAGACTATTTGTCTGGATAACGCCATTTGATTGGATATTATCTGGATCCATAACACTTAGCATATTACCGCCATCATTACGGATTATTACATCAGTACTAAATAGTCTTCTTAATGCTGAAAATAGATTTTGTTGATTATTTGCCATTTTATATTTTTATATTAACCATGAAATATCCTCTGAATGAGTACCTCCCATATGAGGAATATCCATTTTCCAAGGATTTGTATTTGAATTATTTATTGAATTATATATTAAATTTGAATTTCCTGATTTAGTCATAGAGTCAAGACTAGCATAAGTTAAGCTCTCTGCAGTTTTTCTAAATCTTATAGATGAGTCTCTCATATACATGCCTATTGCAAAAGACATTACTAAATCATCATTATATCCACTTAGCGCTTGAGGTTTGCTATTTTTCCATATAAAAACTCTCAATTCTTCTAAAAGCCTCACTGATCTTATATTGACCTGCTTTGTCTCTATAAAATCTCTCATTCTTTCAATAATAATAGGTCTTGATTTTGTAGTCATTGTAAATCCAGGAACTAGAGTACTAGTATTATCAAATCTATTCATTTGCTTGTCCTGATCTAGACTAAAATCTGCTTTATGACTATAATGTAAATTTGTATATCCTCTTTCTAAAATAGATTGAAGAACATCCCAACCAATATTTGCATTTTCTACTGCAACTAGAGCATTATTATATTCTGCAGCTGTTGCTAATATTATATTTGCATATTCTCGTGTATCACACTGAGATTGAAATTCTGCTACTTGAGTTAATGTATCTACATCAATTACATGAAATGCTGAGTAGTCTGCACCATCACCTCTAGCAACATCTGCTGAAAGTAGATATGTTTTTGTAGGAGCTGGATATTCCCAAATCCATAATGATTTATCTAACCCTCTTCTTTCTAAAGGTTCTAATACTATATTCTCTTCATACCATGAAAGTATTTCTGGAATTATTACTGTAGCACCAGAACTTGAGAAATCGCAATCGCAATTATGAACTATACCATGTTCTGTTACATATGTATGATCTTCTTCAACTTCTATATTATAAACATAACATTCATATTCGCCCTCTAAGTCTTCTTTTATTAATTTTGCTTTTCTATCTCCACCTAAATATATGCTAGATAACTCTTCATTTTTTGTTTTTAAAAAAGATCCATTAAATTTAGGATGACATATACACATTCTTCCTAATATTTCAGATATATAAGGATCTAAATTTTTTGGATATTTAATACTTATATTATTAGCCCCCAATAAATTAGATAAATAATAAATATCATAATACAGATCTTCAGATGTTGTTATATATTGCTTATTATAATCTAATTTTAAACATCCACCCCCTAGTAAATATCCTTCTAATACACCTTTAGATAATTCTATATTATTATTATTATAGTAAAAATTAGATAATTTTTTATTTATAGAACTATCGCCTTCTACAAACATAGAAATTACTTGAGAAATTATTTCTGAGCATATAGAAATCTGACCCGTATTATCTTGTCTTCTTATATTAAAGGAGCTTACTCCAAATACAAGTTCTATATATTTTTGTAAATCTTGCACCCATGTATTTAATTCTGTAGAATAATTAAATGCATATGTTACTCTTAATCTAGTCTTAGATCCTTCAGCTAAATATAATCCTATTATCTTTCCTAATTCATAACCTAATTCTATATTACAATTATGCTTTATTTTATGTTTTCTGTCATTTATATAAAAAGTAGAACCAGCGCATATTTTTTTAAAATGTAAAGGATTAAATAATTCATAAATATCTATAGTATCTATTTCTCTTTTTAAATTTATGTTTTTTGGTATAGTATATACTTCATCTATCTTAGAAATAGCATCATATTTATTACTATTTTCATTAGATAAAAATGGGTGATCTTTTGTAACATAAACACATTTAGAATTTTTACTGGTTTTTATTTTGTATAAATCATTACTTTCTTTTTTATATAATCTTTTTACTCTTTTAAAATTTCCAATGTGAGTTAATACTAAATCATCAATTTTTATATCTTTTATCTCTTTTAATCCTACTGATGTAAAAATTCTAGTATTTGCACTAAAACACTCTTGTGCCGCCATTCTTATTCCAAGATCTTGATCTTGTTTATCTCTCCAAATTTGAGTTCTTTCAGGATGTACTGTCCATGGAAGTGATACAGGCACAAAACTATTTTCTTTCTTCTGAGCTTTTATATAGGATTTATGAAACCAATTACCAACACCATTAGGAGTAGATAGCGCTATACACTTACCACCAGTTGCTAATGTTTGTTGAGCTGAGCCAAAAAGTTCTTCTGCATTATCGATAAATGCAGCCTCATCCATTATAAGTAATGATACAGCTTCAGAACGTGCTGAATCACTAGCTCCAGATACTGCTTTAACTTGACTGCCATTTGTAAGTCTTAAACTAAGTCTATTATCCTCAGTAGATCCAATCTTAAGCCAAATAGGTAGATTATCATATGCAAATCTTACTTTAGTAACCATATTCTTAGCCGTCTCTTGCTTTGTTGCAATAACTAAGACGTTTTTATCTTTATGGAATAACATCAACCACAGACTATATGCTGATGCTAAAGTAGATATACCTAGCTGCCTTGATTTATTTATAATAACATTTTTATCCCCTGAAAATAATTTTAATACTGCCTCTTGAAATGGATATAAATCAAATAACTGCCTCCCTCTTTGAGGGTGTTGAATCATATAATATTTTCTCATAAAATAGACAGGATCTGTAGCACATTTTACAAACTCCTCTCTAATTTTATCTTTTATATTAAGTTGTTTATTTTCATTTTCTGGCATAAAAACTTTTATAATAAATATACTATATTTTTTTATGTATATTTATATCATAATAATATAAAATAAATATTATATAAAATCTATCTTAAAAGTTCTCTATGTAGTTTCAGGTTTTTCTACTGGAGTTTCTTCTTTTGGAATTTCAGATTTAGGTCCTATTTCTGATTCTGGTCCTTGAGCTTTTGCTGGAGCGCCAAATCTTTGTAATCTTGATATTGCAGTAGTAGCTCTTTGTATTTCTGCTATATTTAAAAGATAGTATCTCTTTCCTAATACAGTTGCTTCATAGGCTTTGCCCATATAAGTCATATAAAATATTTGACTATTTTTAAGAAGTACTTTAAATGTAGTAGGTTTTTCAGACATAATAAACACTCCAGAAAGATATTCTTTAAAATTATCACCCATGAGCGTAATAAGATTTTGATTTAATCTTTTATACTTTTTAAGAATATATCCCATCGGATCAGCATCAAATTCTGGATTTGAATGATCTTCATGAACTTCTTTTATTATTACTTTTAGTATATCTGCTAATTTTATCACTTTTTTTCAAATTTAAATCCTGTTAATTTTTCAATCTCTTCAAGATCAGTTTGCCAATGATCTAATCCTAATGGATGATCTGTTGAATTTTTAAATATATAAGACTTAAATTCGCCAGTCTTTTTAATATAAATAACTTTCCAACATGCCGTAGGAATAGTTAAAGATTTTATTTTTTTAGCACATCCCACTGATCCACACCATACATATATAGAGTCATATTTAAGAGCTAATTTTCTAGTTTGAGTTTCTAATGATTTCCAATCTCCAGCATTAAGAGAGTGATATTGTGGAGCCATATTAGAAAAATAAAAACACTCTTGTAAAAGTTTTTTATCTCCACATTCATTATCTGCTGCAGGACACATATGTCCACGATCAGTACCAGAACCCACATAATCTTTTGCTAAATTAGTCTCTTCATATAGAAGTGGATCTGGTGCAAATGCATCTTGTCTAGGGAGTGGAGTAGAACATTCAACTCTAGCTTTAGTCTCCCACCATTGTACTAATACTGGATAATGTAGACTTTTTGAATATGTAGTAGTATATCCAGTATGATATACTGTTACTGTGTCTTGACCATAGCAAATGAGTATAGATAATATACTTACTATAACTAATAATATTATTTTTTTCATATTTATATTTAATATTTGACTAATGTGATGATCTCTCTTGTGCATACTCATTTACGCTATGAATATAATCGCTTGCTAATGTTATATATGCTGCAACCCATCCTGGAAGTTCAGTTCCTGGTTGTATTATATTATATAATTGACTTGCATTTTTAATCATATCTTTGATTTCTGCTCTTGCCATAGTAGCCTGATGTCCAGAGTCTGGTTGACCCCATACATCATTTTCATGAGATTCTTTACCACAATCTGAACAATAACCATTAGGTTCTATTTGACCATCACATTCTAAACATGTCATATCTTCAATTGGATAAATTGATTTTATTGAATTCATATCTTGATTTTGTAAAGATGGCATTGTATATGAATCTCTGCTTTCATTACCATATGATATTCTAGGAGTCTCTTTTGAATTTCCAGTAAATTCTTTTATAAATTGTGATAATTTTATCATATTTTTATTTTTTTATAAATATTAATTATTTTTTATTCTTTTACAGAAAACCAGTCACTACACCACTTATTTGGATCTTCTATATCCATAACTCCACTCCCATTCCAAGACTGAAAATATTGATTTCCACAAATATGCTGATCATTAGTAAAATGATAATATTTACATTTTGCACAGCTAAAACCATGTTCACTATACATAAAAGGTTCGTGATTTGAAGGAAGATCTATAGGACCTTTATTTTCCTCTTGTAATATTTTTATTAAACTTATCATTTATATCTCTTTAGAATGATTAAATAATTTTTCTGGATATATTCCAAATCTGGCATTTTCTATTCCAGCCTGATTATGTCCATACCTATATGATACGGCCATTATTGGATTATATTCACCAGTAGGAACATTTCCATATTCATAAATTCCATGCGTTCCTATTAATTTATATACAGACCCTGATTTTTTTATTCCTAAATTACCTATAACTAATATTTGCACTTTATTTAATCCAAAGCTCTCTCCAACTCCAAATACTGACTGCTCTTTTAATTCATTACTTTTAATATTTCTATAA